ATTCCCTACTTTAGCATTCAAATTGATTTTATCAATCAACTTTACGTTATCCCACTCGAGGGACGCTGTGTCACCGAAGAAACCATCATCAAATAGTTTCCTATATCCTCTTTGCATAGGACCTACTAAACCAACGTATGCTTCTTTTATATGTCTTTCGATACGAGCATCTTCAACAACATTAATATAAGAACGAGGACAGCCTTCTAGCTTTTCAGGGCTATCATGCCAACCTTCGAATGGTGTAAACAATGCATGGCCAACTTCATGTCCAATAAGTAAATCACTTACGTCTTTACCCATGTCTTTCCACATAGGTAATCCAAGTACTCTGTTTTTAATGTCAAACCAGGCTGTTTGATAATTACCGTATTGCACAGTAATGTTTTCTCTAGCCATTAGTTTTGCGAGGGTGCTTTTGTGTTTAATCATCGAGGTTCCTTATCTTTTTGATTTAATATGTATATTATACCATAGTTCTCTGCAAATGTAAACGACTTTGGTGAAAATAATTTTTAAAAGGTGTTAAGAGTGCTAATTATTTTCACATATGGTGGAGCTAGAGGGAATCGAACCCACGACCTCCTGGTTGCAAACCAGGCGCTCTCCCAACTGAGCTATAGCCCCTCACTTGATTTTTGAGAAATTTCTTTCTTTAAAGAACTCAATTTTACTTCTAAATTTGTTCTCTAATACATCACCTTTGTGAGATATAATAAATACATTGCTTCCATCTTCAAGAGTATCGAGTATTCTTGTAAGATTATCGATGCCATCTATATCTAGACTTGAATCGAATGTTTCATCCAATATAAGTAGATTCGATGCTGCACTGTTCTTCATTTTAGCTATCTGTCTCCAGGTAAAAAGAAGAGATAAATCTATTCTTTGTTTCTCGCCTTCTGAGAATGATGCATAATTAAATGAGTCACGATGCCTAGACCTTATTGTTTCATTGAAGTTTTCATCTAAATGGAACGATACAAAGAAATCAAGTATCTGTAAATACTGATTAATTAACCTGTTCATCACTGGTAAATATTGCTTAATAACTTTAGTTTTAATACCAGTATCTTTTAGCATTTCTCCTATGACTTCGTTATAAGTTCTTTCTTCTACATACTCAAGCTTCTTTTCAGTTGACTTATCTTTACTCTTTCTTAATTCAGTTAAGTCTTTTTTAGCTTTTGATACGTCTCCTGTTTGCCCTTGGAGATTATCGATTTCTTTTTGGACCTTATTAACTTCCTTTTGGATTAAAGCTATTGCGTCATTATTACTATTTATCTTTTGTTGTTTCTGACGAAGTGTATTCAAGCTATTTGATACTGCTTGTTGTTCAGTTTTCATATCAGCTATGTTCTTGCTTAAGTCGCCTTTAGCCTTTTGTATTTCTTGAGCTTTAGATTTAACTGATTCTATCTTTTGAGTTTTCAGTTCTTCATCTATATCCTGGTCGCATGTTGGACATGTATCATTGTCTTCATAGAATCTGCTTTCTTCAACTAATCCTTTTATCTTATCATTAAATGACATATCATATGAATCTAGTTGAGACATTTTCTTTACAATTTCAGTACTATGTTTCTCTTCAGCTGATATCGAAGCTGTAAGATTCTTTCCAAGAATTTTACTTTCGTCAAATAGCTTATTAATATCTTCTTTGTGTATATCAATAGAATCTCTTTTGTTCTGTATTTGGTCATCGTTTAACTCTTGCAAATCTTTGATATACTTACCTTGAGAGTCCATCTTAGTTTTAAAGATATCGATTTGATGATTGACATCAGTAAGTTCTTCTTTTATTTTAGAGTTTCTTTCCTTTAATAGCATATTCATCTTTGAAAAGATGTTAATATCTAATAGGTCTTCTATAATATTTCTTCTTGACCATACTGGTAATTGCATGAATGGTATAAACGAAGATGAACCAAGTACAACTACCTGGTGAAAAGATTTATGATTAAGTTTTAAGATATTCTGTTCTAAGAACTTCTGATAATCTCTTGCATTAGATGCTTGATTAATAAGATTGCCGTTCTGATAGATTTCAAACTTACCTGGTTTGATTCCTCTTATAATTTTAAACTCATGACTTCCAATAGTCATTTCAACTGTTACGATAGTACCTTTTTTATTGATACTATTAATCATTTGGTCTTTCTTTATATCTCTATGTGGCTTACCAAATAAACCAAACGAAAGAGCGTCAAGTAAAGTAGATTTACCTGCGCCATTTTGGCCAACAATTAATGTTGTAGGTGTTTTGTCTAGTTGGATTTTGATAGGGTCACTACCGGTGGATAGGAAATTCTTCCATTCACATGATTTAAAATGTATCATACAACCTCTAGGTTCTGTGCTTCTGTATAAAGCTTTCTCAATTCAATTTTGATATGTTCTTTATCTAAGTCAGTATCTACAGCTTCAACATATGAATCTAAAAGTTGATTAGTATCTTCAAGAGAGATTTTTTCGTCTTCAACGCTTTCTCCTAGATACTCTTCAAAAGATTCTGCAATCTTAAGTTCATATGTTTCTATATTCTGTAATCTATCGACAAATTTGTCAAACATATACAAGTCATTTTTATTTATAACAATCAGTTTAATGAAATGTTTCTCATATTGACTTACATCAACTTTGTCATAATCTACTTTAGCATCATCGTATATAACTTTTTTGAATATAGTTATTGGATTTCTTACTGCCTCTATTTCTCTTGTTTCAGTATCAAGCACATGAAAGAACTTAGGGTCATCGACATCAGCCCAAGTAAACTCCATTTGAGAACCAAGATACGTTACGTTGCCTTGACTTGATTTAGTGTGGAAATGTCCTGACAAAACCATTTCAAATCTAGAAAAGATATCTGCATTCATACCATGTGGATTAGGCATCCCTGCCATTAAATCGAATCCTTTCAATTCCAAATGAGCTCCTAATATCGGGGCTTTGCAATTTAAAGCAAAATCTACATACTCTTGATAGTTTGAGTTATTAATCCAAGGTATAACTGCAACGCCAAGACCATCATAGTCCAATACAGTCGGCTTCATTACGATGTTTACGTTAGATGTAAAATAACCTAAGAGTTCTTTAAGGGAACATAGCTCATTAGTATTCTTAAAATAAACATCATGATTACCAGGAATGATATCCATAGTAATACCAGCATCACGCAAAGGCTCAAGAAAATGTTTACGATTTTGATTAAGAGCTTTGAAATTAACGAACTTACGGTGTTCATAATAGTCTCCTAAATGCAATATCTGTTTAATGTCGTGTTCTTTTAGATAAGGAAAAAATACCTCTTCATAAAAGCGCTCTTGATAGTTTAAGAATATATCACTGCTGTTTCTGACACCACAATGTGTGTCATTTAAAATAGCTATTTTCATAGTGCTCTAGATGCAGCTGCTTGTTTTGCAAGTTTACTCATTTTTCTCTGAGTTCTTGCTATTCTTTTATGTGATTGTTTGATTATAAGCATTTGAGCCATTACTTCTTCTCTTCGCTCTTTTCTTATTTCAGACTTTCTTGTTCTTTTTTTCATAAGACGTATATGTCTTTGGTTTTGTTTTGTACTTACTTTTTTCATTACATAAACAGCTCAAGTTTTTCTTTCTCTCGCTTCTTCTCCTCTTTTGCAAATTTCTTAATGGCTTCATCCTTTGTACGTATAGTACCAATTCTTTGTCTTAATGTATCAACATAAGCCATAGTTTGTTCAGCTCCTTCGCTATCCATACCCATTTGAACAAAATCTTCTATACCCATCTTCTCAATGAATTTAAATTTGATATCTTGTTGTTTCTTTTCTTTGGTAATTCTACGAATAAATGCAAAGTAGCATATTTGAGTAAAATAACTAAATGCATTCGGCTTTCCAGTCCTTGTAGCAGTTTCAATGTTATAGTTACCAATTGCTCTTAAGCAATTTTCAACAGCATCCATAACCATTTCTTCTCTATAAGTGTACCGAACGAAGTTCGGTCTGTGAGACAGTCCTTCAGATATTCTAATGAAACATTTAGCAATGTAATCAGGAACTGTAGGAACTTTCTTCTCTTTTTGTCTACAATCACGTGCTTCAATAGCATAATCCATGACTGCTTCAGAGAATTCTCGATTGTTAACGTAATGTGGTTTATCTTTTGGTTTGACCTTAGTCATAATATTTTCTCCATAATATATTATTATACCATACTTTGGCGTAAATGTAAAGGAATAATTTAATTTAAATTTATTTCACAAAAAGTGAAAATAAACGTTTACATTTGCCTGTTTTTATGGTATAATATATTAACACCCGGAGCGGTAGAGGATACTATATTAATGTAATGTTCTCTTCTTATCCAGCTCATTGAGTGGTTCTTCATCAAATAGGTCAGTACCAGAAGCAAGTCGACTCTCGTATTCGTCTAAGAGCTCTTGGTCTGATTTAGTCTGAACTGTTTGAATTGGTTTATCCATTTTAAGAGAAAAGTTCACATATGTTTCTTTTATAGACTCTGCTACAGGAACATGTTGTAAAATTGAACTCTTAAAAACTTTAAATTGTTTAGCATCGCTGAAAGGAAACCAAGCTACAAACTGAACTCCACCTAACATGCTAGGATTCAGTCTTACTGGTCTTTCAATTATAAAATTATCATCATTCTTAAGAGCAACGAGACCAATTATCTCTTCGCCATTCATGAGTTTAAAGTGTCTTATATTTAGTCCTTCCATATTATATATTTATATCAAACATTTTGTAGTTAAACCGTTCTTTAGAATAGATTTTAATTCTTTCAGCTGCATGTTGTAGGGTATAATTCTTTTGATTCTTCCAGTGTAAGTCATCTGCTATATCATATATCTTTGTATCTTGTCCATCTTCACTCTTCCTTAATCCTCTCCCGATTGATTGTAGGACTCTAATTTGACTTTTGCTTGGAGAGGCAAATATAATATTATGAAGATTACGTATATTAATCCCAGTAGAAAAAGTCCCGATACTTGCGACAATAATCGCGTCTTTCTCTTTCTCGGTAATCTCACGGACTGACTCTCTTGTATCGACATCTGTTTCTCCTGATACGTAAAACAGTTTTCTATCTTTTGGCATTTTACCTTGCAACAATGTGTGCAATGGTTTACCATGTTTATCCACATAATTAAAGAGTATCAATGTATTTCCTTTTTGGTCTAAAGCTAAATTACTTATAAAAGTATTTCTTGGTTCGTATCTTACTATAAAATCTAACTCTTGCTGATATTTCTCCTTAACTATCTGCTTACAGTATTCTTCTTTGTATTTCAATATAAGTATATTTATATCTAATTGACTTAAATCGTCATTATCCATTAACTCTTTTGTAGTAGTTACTTGATATACTGGACCAAACAATCCTTCCAATACAAGCTGATGAGTTTGAGTTCCATCTAATGTTCCAGTAGTACCAATACGATATTTTGCTTCAGTACATTTCTCTAATATATTTGTTAATGACTTAGCTTTAAAATTATGTGCTTCATCTCCTATCACCATCCCAAACCCGGCAAACCAAGATTGTGGTAATTTATAAACTGACTGCCAAGTTGATATAATAACTCTTTGATTTACGTTATGTTTTTCTCTACCTGAATATATTCTATGACAATTATCGGCATGAGACCAAGTATCCTTCGAAGAATAGTCTCCGAAATCAGAATACATTTGCTCTACCAATGATGTCGTAGGTACTATAAGCAAAACATTACCTTCAAAAACATCTAGGTAATATCTTATAGCTAAATATATGATTAAACTCTTCCCAGAAGCAGTAGGTGATAGTAATAAGGATTTTTCCTGAGAAAGCGTGTGCGAGAGTCCCTCCAACTGATATGGGCGGGGTATTATATCAGCTCCGTTCACAGAAAGGGACATTTGTGATAATAGCCCATTTATGTCAGGGCTGAGGGCGGACTCGAGTGCACCATAGGTAGGTGAATCTACAACTTCTAGGGTATAATCTCTTACTTCACAAAACTCACGCAAATATTTGTGCAATCCTGTGTATAATGTTTTCTTTCTGGAATCAAATAATCTGATTTTACCATCCCACATTCTATTTCTGTAAGCTGGCATAAATTTATAGCCTGGAACAAAGAACTGAAAATGTTCTGATAGTTCCATTTCTATTGAGGGGTCACATTGTACATTTAAGAAGACTTCATTCTTCTTTTGAATCGTTACAGTATCCATTAGGCTCCGCTAGTAAACTTTCTCCATTCAATCATATTCTTTATATTTTGATGTCGCCATTTAACGTTTTCTAATATCTCTTTTAAAGTACTGCAAACTTCTTCGAGGTAATGTATCTTTGCTTGATGTTCTTGTATTACAGGGTCAGCATTATAGTAATAATCCATGTCTCCTTTTAATACAGTTATTCCATTAAGTGGGTCATAGTCCCAACCTTTTTCGTCAATCTCGACTTTACTCATTTTACCGTTAAGGTGCAGCCACTTGTCTTTAAGTATAACTTTAAATTCAAGTTCAGCTTTTTTGAGCTTCATACGATTTACTGAAAGAAGTTCTAGGTATTTACCGTGGAGTTTAGCGGAATCTCTCGATGTTTCGTCTAGATTCATTTCATCTATTACCGAGTCTGTCTTCCACATTTCTAATATTTGTTGCAAATTATTCATACTATTATATTATACCATACTTTTATGCTTTTGTAAACGTTTATTTGAATTCAAAGTAAGTATAACCAAAGCTGACTTCCATTTGTACAAACTCAACGCTTTCTGCTTGTGCGTCAAATTGTATAGGTTCCATGCTTGTTGGGAATACTCCTTTAAACTCTACTTCCTTTACTACATTATTGTGTGATGTAAGTATAAGAAGAGTTGCGTCTACTTTTAAGTCTTCAGCGTCTTTTTGCTGAACTAACTTATGCATCCAATCAAATGTCTCAATATAGTTATCAAGGTTTTCAGTTATATTAATACGTAGCGATAAATCATCAAACTGAAGTCTATCTCCAGTAAACGATAAGTTAACACCACGATAACTCTGTTCTGCCTGTGTCATATTAAGACCTGGCAACGTAGCTGCAACAGCAAAATATTCTAGATTAGGATAAAGGTTGCTGGAAATTTTAAATTGAAATCCTACTGGACTCAAAAAATTCTTGTTTGTAGTTAAAGTTGCCATATATCTATTTATACGAGTTTATTACTTACTATTAACAAATTCGTTTAATTCACCAGCAATTGCTATCACATCGCCTGCGCTAATTGAAGCGGCTGGTAAAGGTTTCTTATCATCTGGATGATTATCGTTATGCATATAAATTGCATCGACTTTTCTCTGGATGTTTTGCTCTAATAAACCTTGAGCTTGGTGTAGTAAGTCGGCTCTTATTTCAAAGCCTGATTTTCCGTTTGACATATTTTTCTCCTGTGTGTATGTGTCTGTACTTTAGTGTACCTATTATATATACACATAAAAAAAGGGTCTCCGAAGAAACCCTTTAGTCGAATTAGATTTAACTAACTACGGTTTACACCATAATGTCGTCAACTCTGAAGATTCTGAAGTACTGGTTAGCACGGTCTGT